TACAGGTTTGCCACCAAATGTTTCGCCCGTTAAGATTTTGCCTGCGCCAATTGACATGTCATATGCATTTATTTTATTCGACAAAGCCGCATTTAGCGTAGGGATGTCCGGTGCGACCTCCGGTATAATATCCACTCCCGTGACATTGATCCCATCCAGATTTACGATCATAAACGGGCAGTCTACAGTAGTATCTCCCTCCTGTATATCTCCACTCGTACTTGACGGTGCTACAGGATTTCTTGCCGCTGGTTCTCCTTGAATCACAATCCATTCTGCGGATTCTTTCTGCTGCGCTGAATCATATGTATACCGGGCGACGACAAGATCCTTTCTTTGCATGCCTTGATTCCCATTATTGATTGTGATTTCATCTGTAGTCCCGACTTTGACCGAAAAAATAGCACCCTGAAACATCAGAGCGCCATCCTTAATCAATATTTTATTTGAGCTCTGCACCTGCGGTTCGAGCTGATTTCCCGTCGCAAGGATATATGCTCCATCGCCCCAGATTCCCTGATGTTTCTGCCGGTCCTGCTGTGACGTTATGTGCGGGCTCCCTGCCCGTCCTGTTACCAGTTCCATTAACTATCATCTCCTTCTATTTCGTATTCAAGAGAGGTTTTTCCACCCTCTACTTTATAGATCTTCTTTGCGATTGGCTTGGCCGCATACATGCCCGTTACATAATCGCGGCCGCCTACTATATCTCCGATCTCTACCTCTATGCCCAAGCTCTCGACATCCATGCTAAACGATGTCTTATTCATTAGTTCCCGCAGTTTTTCCCGTCCTTTCTCTTCCAGTTCGTCACTCTCAGAGGATGTATCCTTGTATGTATCGGTGACCTCCTTAATACCGGTATAATACTGCGTGGTTCCGATACTACCGTTTAGGCCGACATACAGGTCAATTACCTGCCTGTCCTGAAGTTCCCCTTTTCCCAGGCAGATCAGGTGGTTAACTCCGTTTTTCATTTCATCGAACACGAAGTTCAACCGGCTATCCTGCGACAGTTCTTTTGCGTCTGAGTAGTCCACGATCGGTACGGCAGACAGCTCTACATACCCAGGCTGGCCGCGTTCCTGCTGAATGTATTCGATATGTAACTTATATCCAACACTTTTCAGCATCTTTATGATCCCTGTCAACAAAGTACAGTATCGATCGAACTGGAAATTCGTCACACTCACTCCGGTGTCGTTCTGCGATACGACAAAATAGTCATTGAACTGCTCCGTAACAATCGTATTCAGCACTGCATTCAACTCCCCTGATACTTTCCGGTAATCCTGTCCTTCCGGCGGCCGGATAATCTTCTTATCCAATTTCCCGCGCCATGTCCGGCCATACAGTGATATCGTGTCCTTCTCCGTGTTTATCTTTTTTCTTCCGATAATCCCTCCGAACTCTGTATTTTTAATGTAGAATATATTTCCGTATGTATACCGCTTATCCCACCGATCGCGCCGGATTTTAATTTCGTAGTCATTCTCATCCGATCCGACAGCAAAGTCGATGTCCGCATTCATCACCGGCTTGATGTCGCGCAGGTTCTGATCTGCAAGAATTAACTGCCTTGGATCTTCCATCTTGGCTCACTCCTTTCGCAGAATAGTGTTAGATCGAACCCGAATTCCCCTGACCACACCACTCGGACATTCCCCGGCTTGATTGGATCGAACAGTGATCCCGTTATCTTTACCCGGTAATCATATAGATCTCGCTGCGTTCCGTTGACCAGATATTGCACAACGGAATTTTCACGGCTATTGATCTTCAGATAATCATTCTCGTCCAGAGTCGCGTATACTTGATAAATATGTCCATTTATCACAACGCGTGGATCCACGCAGGGGCCGTATATAATCATCTCATACTCGCATGGCGCATAATGGTCAACCTGCCAGATCACATCACCGCCGTATGGCATAGTGTAATCGTAACCGTAATCATGCTCATAATCCAAAAACTCTTCTGACTCGCCTGATCCGTTAATAATTTTCTGGAATGAACGCTTACATTCGGTTATCCATGATGGATATGGGCAATATATTCCTATCTGAAGTTCCGTCCAGTTGTTCCATGTTCCTGATATTCCCGTAGTTTTGTCTTTTATGAAGCAGTCAATATACCAATCTCCGAAATATATTCTTCCTGGTGATACGTTTATTACATCATGTTCAAATGCATCAGTGATGTCATCTATTAGTGCTTTCCTATCTTCTAATTTTCCGCGTATGGTAAGCGTAATCTGATATATCTTTGATGCTTTTGTGAATCCTGTTACTGTTTCTCCGACTTTACGTTCAATCACTTCTGGAGTCCACTCATACGAATGAAAACTCCCGTCTGTCGGCCGCATTTTATCTCCAATTAGGTTATATTCTTTTTTATTTGAACTTATATATCTGACTTCTATCAAGCGAATACAACCCCCAATTCTTTCAAAGCCCTTGCCACTTCTCTGTCATTGAGATTAATCACAATACTATCTTTTGTTCTTGCATTATTTCTTAAATATTCAATCAAAAGTTCCAGTTTCTGTGCAAGTGTATTTTTTTCATTTTCTGCTAAAGCATTACTTCTAACCGTAAGATCTGCTGTTGCTTCGATTGGCTTTTTCACTGAATTCTGTAATTCAAGAGCCGCATTCGATACAAGCGATGTATTATCAATCAATCCATTCGCGACTCCTGCATCAATCATTTTTCCGACAAACGCACCCCAACGTGACGGAGAGTGGATTCCAAAGAAACTGAGTACATTGTCCTTGAAGCTTCCGAGAATTCCTTTTACAGTGTCCCACAACATATGTCCAGCCGCACTTAGTCCGTTTGCAATTCCGTGTATGATATTGCGCCCAACGCTTCCCCACGAAAAGCCTGTCGTGATCATTTGCTTAGCCGTGTTGAACGCTCCTTTAATGATTTGTCCAGGTAAATGTACTAGTGCTTTTACTCCGTTAACAAGGAGATTCATGAGATTCTTTCCAACTCCAAGCCAGTTCATCGCACTCAATACGCTTTCTGCTGCCGTAAATATCTTTGGAAGATTTGCGATCAATGTCGGAATTGCATTTATGATTCCTTTTGTCAGCGTTATGAGAATTTCTATCCCTGTTGAAAGGATTTTCGGCATGTTGTCATTGATGATTCCGGCAATATTTGTGATGATCTGCGGTACGGTTGCAATTAATGTCGGCAGAGAATTTGCTATTCCTTGAGCCAGATTTTCATTCAGGTTAAGTCCGGCATCTATCAGTTGTCCGGCGTTTGCTCTCAAATTTTCCGAAATCGTCACAAGCATTGGAAGAAACTGTGCGCAAAATGTCGGTATTCCAGATGTAAGTCCGCTCGATATTTGATTAAGCAGCTCAACGCCAACCGTTGTAAAACTCGTCAGCATACTTGGTATGTATGTCAACAAATTCGCCAGCATTTCTTGCGCTGCCACTATTGCTTGCGGACCATAGGTTTGCATCGCCTGTACTATAGCTTTCGGTAGTGATGTCATTACGCTGCCTATTGCCGGAATGACATTTGACGCAAAAGAAACCGCAGAATTCACAAGATCGTTTAAGGAATCCTCCACCGAAAGAATCGCATTTCCGTTTCCATCTTTTACACCAGTTAAGGATGCCAAGAAATTAGTCGCAGACGCTTTCATCATATTAAACGAACCAGATATTGTCCCTTCCGCTTCTATAGCTGTCGTTCCTGTAATTCCAAGCTCTCCCTGGATCACATGAATCGCACTGTAGACGTCTGCCAGATTATCGATGTTGTATTCTACTCCACTGAGTTCCTGCGCTTTATCAAGGAGCCTTTGCATCTCCCCTTTTGTTCCGCCATAGCCGAGCTTTAGGTTGTCCAGCATCGTATAATTCTGCTTTGCGAATCCCTGATACGCATTTGTGATGTCTTCCATGTTGGTTCCCATTTTATTTACGTTGTCTGACATGTCCGTCATTGCCATATCAGCTATATCAGCGGCTTTTGACGTATTATTTCCAAGCGAGCTTAACAGAGATGCCGCAAACGAGGTCGACTGCTCCATATAGGCATTTGCAGATAATCCTGCTGTTTTATACGCATTGATAGCGTTTTGATGCATCTTTTCCGCTGATTCCTTAAACAACGTTTCAATTCCGCCCATGCTCTGTTCGATTGCCGCACCCTCATTGATTGTCGATACAAGCGCTTTACCGATAGCTGCAGTCGCAATCACATTTTTGATTGTACTGACAAGTTTTCCGCCAAAAGAGGTTCCGGCCACTTCTGCCTCCGGTTCTATCGCCTGTTGTATTTTTCCACTGATGCCTTGTGCGGAAGGTATGATCTGCACATATGCCTTTGCAAGTTCCGTTGCCATCTTATTCCTCCTCTCCTGTTAATCTCTTCCATTCTCGGTCAAATTCTTCTCCAGAAGCAAATGTACGAATATCCTTATCTGGTTCTGAATCATCGCCAATTAGCATTCCGAGTAAGGACTTAGGTCTGTTTTCTCCCGTGGTTCCGTCTTTTGACTGTAGCCATGCAGTCATCCGTGTTCCATCTGCGATAGCCGCCATGAGAATTTGTTCTGATATCGGATTCATTCCCGCTATTTTCATTTTGATTCTTGAATTATCCCTCAGCCCACAAGAAAAAGTCGCTACCATTTTGCACGGTAACGACTTGTAATCATAGATATGATATGTTTCTGCAAGGTCACACAAGAGTGCGTCCTTGTCAAGATTAAGCATGTAGGCGAGGATTAAGAGTTTTTTCCTTCTTTTACGCTGTTGAAGATTTCTCCGATTTCGATCATCATTTTTGATGCTGGAACTCTTCCGTTTTCTGTTCTCAAATGCTCTTTTAAGCGATCCTTCTGCTCTTTTCCGAGAAGACGATTTAATACACTGGTTGTTTTTGCTGTATTTCCATTATCCAACTCGCACAAATCTTCCAAAAGCTCATAATCATCTAATGATTCTCCGTCGATTTCGTACTCAAATCCGCTAGTTGTTTTTCCTGTCATTATTCGCTCCCCTTAATATACTCATAGTGTGTCTGTCCTTCTGCATCAGGAACGGCTGAAAGTGTTGTTTCGTATCCGATAGAATCATCGTCTTTGTATACAATATCTCCGATTTCCGTAATGCTTGCGCACGGAATTACGATACGTTTTACCGCTTTTTTCAAGATCACATCAATAACCCAGCTGCTCTGTTCCGCTTCGTTTGCATTTGCTTTTACAGTAATACCTTCTTTCAGCGTTCCGGAAACGTTTTTATCGCCGTAAACACTTTTCAGGACTTCCACATTCAGCGATTCGATAAAAGTCATCTTGAATGTGTCTTCTTTGCTTGTCTGCATGGTTAATACTACATCTCCACCCCATGCTTTTTTATTGTCTGATTCCGGACTGTTGGAGTTTGTCAGCCCATCTTCTGAACAATATCCGAGTGTTTTAAAAGCCTCGTTCAATGCTGTAGTTGCATCCGTTGGCAGTACCGTGCCGAGTGGTGCTCTAAAAATGGCACCGCCGACTTTCGGCTTTCCTGTACTTACATTTTTTACATCTGACATCTTATCCCTCCTAAAAATACACGATATCAAATACTGCTTGATACCTATATCTCTTCCTTGCAGTATCTGTATAGTTATAGTCGCTGTTAAGTTCACACTTGCTGATATCGTTTCTTTCTATTATTTTTTCCATTGCTTCTTTAACCCGCTCGTTGAGCGATGCCGCACCATATAGCGACACTGAATAAGACTGAATAGCAATGGTTGCCGTACTGATATGGTCCTTTTTGCTTGATCCAGTCTTTTCAATCAATACATATTCATTTGTCAGCTTATCCTCTTCCAGTCTAACCGGTATTCCAAGACTGGACTGCAGATAATCCTTAACGATTTTTTCCACCATGCTTTCCAACCGCCTTTAATAATCCATTATTACCATCATCTCCGCAGACTTTCACAACCGCACGTGTCTGTGCTACATACGCTTCGGTTTCTGATGCACTGGCTATCTTATTCGCATGCTCTACAAGGATTGCCTGCATTTCCGGTGATTTCATCAGTTCACGGACTCCTGCACGATTGAGTTCAATTTTTACCTTACTCATATCGCTCCACCATCCATCTCTGATTCCATCTTCCCGGAACATTTTCATCAATTCCTTGCTTTGGCAGCCCAAACACCCTCCATGACTCTCCAAAAAAATCAACGCGGCAGTCTTTCCACGTATGATCATCACCTTTTGGAATTGCAATATCATACACTGCTTTTTTCCCAGTGATATTCAGCACATCAAGAACTTCGGTGGTTGTGGACGGAGCTACCAATACATTTTCTACATCAACCGGCATTTCTTCGTAAACAGGATGTCCAAACGGATCTGTTCCTGTTTCTTTTTTCTCATAGAGCGTTACCGTGATTCCTTTGATCATGCTTCTTCCTCCGTCTGTATTAAGCTAGAATATGGATTAAAATAGCCAATTCGATTCCCGACACCAAGGATTTTCTTATCCAATTTAGTCAGATACAATTCGCCGCTTCCATTTGCATTTGTCCAGGTCTGCGAATATACCATTGCTGTCGTAGTTGTCTGTGTCGTTCCAATAGGTACACCTTCCTCTCTGCTTCCGAGTGTCCGGATAACCATATTACATGACACTAATTTCTTTGCCTCGTCTGTAGCATTGCGGTTATATGCATCAATGATGATCGCTGCATCATCCAAAAGTGCCGTTACATAATCTGTATCCGGAATATCTGTTCCTTTTCGTTTCCAAACATCCTCAATTGATGCGTATGCCATTGTATCACCCTACTTTTTCGCTGTTTGTGTTCTCTTTCTGGTGTTCTTAGCTGATGCCTCTTTCTTTGCTTCGACTGGTTCTTCTATATCTGGAATCTCTGAGTCTTCTGTCGGTTCTTCGAGCTCATCCACAGGTTCTTCTGTATTTTCAGCTTCTGCAACTCCTGTTTCTGTTTCGCTATCCTCGATCAAATCCTCGGTTTTTTCTTCAATAATCGGCTTAAACATTGTGGAGTCTAACACATCGTCAGACTCCACTACAATTCCAGTTTGTTTGTATAAATATTTCATATTACCCTTCCGCCTTCACGATCTTTGTAAATGCTGCCTGATCCATGATTCCAATTCCATATACAATTTCTGCACGAATTGCGATCTGATTCTGTCTCTGCAGATCTCCAAGTCCATCCGGATCACCGTATTCGATCAAGTGAGCGCCAATGGATCTCTGTACTCCCCATCTAAACGCATCAAACTGTCCTACGATTCCAAGTAACTTCGTATCTGGTGTGATTTCATTTTTTGCCGAAACTGTATCAGATACTGCCGCAGTCATTCCAGAAAAATTTGTAAGATTCTGTCCGAATCCAATTTCCGGATAAATCTTTCTTCCATCCGCATCCCTCATAGTGGAAAGGCCAAAGGAAAGTGTTGGATCCATTGCAATACCACTCGGTACATAGCCAGATGAGATGATCATTCCTGCTGCCGCCTCGATTGCTTCATCATACTTTGTGCCTGCAAGCTGCACACTCTGTTTCGTGTCAACCAGCCCTTCTTTTACAAGGCTTGATACCGTTCCTGTAAGCGGATTGATTTTGTGAATTCCAACAAGATCCAATGCTCTTCCAAGTGCGATTGACGCATTTGACGCCAGATCCTGCAGTACGCCGATCTGTACATCTTCGTCTGCCCACTGTACTTCCTGCGAAAATCTCATGGTAACCTGCAGTTTGAACGGATTTACTGTTTTAGAAGCATATGCAGTTGGGGTTGGCGATTTCTGCCCTGCCTCTCCTACGAGTTCTGCTTTCGGTGGCGATGTAAGTACCCACACCTGCTGCTTTCCAAATTTCTGCGGTCTTGCTCCGGATAACTGCGCCAGAGTAGATCCTTTCTGTGCTTTTTCAAAAATCCCCTGCGAAATCTCTGCCGGAATTTCAAAATCTGAACTAATGAGTGCTGCCATATTCTTTATTCTCCTTTACCAAAAATCTGATGTGCAAATTCTCTCATTGCATCATCCGTTGTGTTATACTCTGTTGTCTTTTTCCTGTTTCCCTTAGTTCCCGGATAACTCTTTGGCTTCGCAAATTTCATAATCGCTTCTGCCTGTTTTTTACAGGTTTCCTCATCTTCCCCTGTCAGTAATTCTACCGGTACACCAGTGTCTTTTGCTGTTTTTTCTCTTACCTGTCTCACAGTGTCTTTCTTTTCAAGTGCGCTTAATTTTGCCTGAAGAGCATCGGACTTTTCTTTTTCCTTCTGAAGTTCCGTTTTATTCTGTGCCTGGTACTCATCGTACTTACTTGCCTTTTCTTTCAGGTCATCATAATCTGCATATTTCTGTCTTTCTCTCGCAAGGCGTCCCTCTATGATTGAATCCATTTCTGCCTGAGTGAATGTTTTGTCATCTGCCATCTTGTTTCCCTCCTGATTTGAGTGTTTTTAGTTGCCACGTTTAAGGCACGTGTTGCCATAAAAATAACACGCATTTCTGCGTGCTAGAATTATCCATTTATTCTTTTACGTGACATGTATTAGTTAATTTCCCATACACATCTTCATACAACTCCTGTTTATCACCATTATATGTGTACTCCGCATAGATGCCATCACCATTGACGTTAGTTGATGCAAGGCACTTGTAATTCTGTAATGTCTTGCATGACCAAACGATAAATACGTTACTTAAGTCGATCGGTGGTGTTTGTGGAGTATCCGCTTCTCCATTATTGTTGTACCATTCTACAAGTTTCTTTTTGCATACACTCTGAAAGTGATCCATTCCTGTGATAATCATGATTAATCCTCCTGTTCTGGCTGAACATTTCCGCATCCACGGCAATATGTCTTTCCATCAACTTCTTTTGTACACATACAGTTGTGTGCTTCATCGCATTTCGCTTCATTCACTTCTATATAATCTTTCATAATTTTCTACTCCTCATAAATAATATCCAAACCATAAGCAACCGCAGCATCATGCTCAATCTTACATCCTCTTGCATTCTCCCAACCTTTGCAGAAGTACGCTGCATGACACAAAGACATATTTTCTAAGGACTTAGCAAGAAAACACAATGGAATCTGAACTACTCCACGTTCTTTCATAGATTCATTGCTGTACCATTCATCTGTAAAAAGAGTATTCACAACTTCATATCCTTTTTCTTCAAGAATCTTAATTGCTTTCTCTCTTGTTGCTACGATTTCTTCATCAGTCTTTCCAGCCATTGGCTGACTCAGCATTGCTTTTTTCATTTTTTTATTCTCTCTTTCTTAAAAATAGACATAAAAATACCACCAACCATTTCTGATCAGTGGTATCTACTGTTCTTGTTATTTTATAGTCCGCACTCAAATGATGTTAATCAATTATTATTTTCGGTTTAGGATACTTTTTAGGCACTTGCGTACCATATTTTTCAATTGTGTAATCATAATTATCGGCTACACTTTTCAATAGATCATCCGCATATTTAGACTGATCAAAATCGATTTCATTCGGAATCTGAGGACAATATCCAAAATGAAGTACAAAATCCTTATGCGCTTTTTCAAACTTTGGGTTCAGAACATTCATTTACAACGCCTCCTTCATCTTTTTTTCAAAATATTCCAATGCATTTGGAAAATATTTTTTCATTTGTTCATATCTTTTTTTATCAAACTGTGCTTCAAACATATGTGCAAAAGCCTCAGATGTAACATTGTCCCGGTTTTTCCAATATTCCTTCGGATGTGATGCACATCCAATTATATTGCCTTGTGTTACACCATCAAAAAGATCTGATATTGCCGAATCTTTTCGCATATCTCCAAGTTCTTCGCTAATGGCTTTATCAACTTTATCAAAAGTACCCAAATGATGTGCTTTACCATATGCTATACGATATGACAACGAATCACTTTCCAGTAACTGAATAAAATTCTTATCATCTGATAGATTTCCAGCTAAATCATCAACTAAATGACCGTGTTCATGGAACCATGTAGCTCCAGCTCCACGTGGATTCTTTAAATCCGCGCCATAATTCATGGATATCTTTTTCGTTTTAGTATTATAGTGAGCCGTATTTTCATACACAGCATTTTCAATGCTATCACCCGAAGCATATTTTGTGAATAGTCGTTTGGCATCGTCTGTACCATGTGAAAATTTATCCTTTAGACAGTCGTAATATTCTTTGTCCATATTGCCATCACTGCGAAGTTTTTGTTTAAACATTCCTAAATCTGATTCCATTATAGCAGAACGGGGAGTCTTTTCAATAGTTTTTGCCTTCCTTTTCGCATACAATTCTCGTTTTCTCGCGTTAATAGCCTCCTTATTTTCCTTGTACCGAATCCTCCGCATGGCATTGATATCACCACCAGCATTGTTATACTCTTCTAGGTACTTATCCGGATCATAACCAGCCACTGTACTCTTCCCGTCAAACCTGACTGCATATTCACAATCGCAATGCGCATGAATGTGCTCTGCATGACCATTTCGCATGGCTTTCTTTGACATGTATTGCCATCCTCTGGATGCAAGTGTAATACAGAATGCACAGGTGTCTCCATGAGGCACCCAGGCAAATTGCGCACCATCACGCTCCGCATTTTTCAGTGTTGTGTCTGCACCCACCTGTTTTACCAGCCTTGCGATCGTTCCTGGAATATTGTTTGGTGACTTTTTTTGTGTCCCCTTTACCGCTTTCGCCACTTCCCCATAGTCCGGAAGATCTGCTACTTCTGCCGTAGGGACTATTACTCCCTGTGCTGCCGCTGTCGCTTCATACATCTGGCACGATAATGCACCGATAGCCTGTCCATAGTGTTGTGACAGTGCATAGGTGTAGTCCAAAAGTGCTTTATCATTTTCCAGTCCATTCTTTTGAACCCAGGACTGCATCAGATCCGCTGCTTTCTGACTAATCTGTGACATCTTCGTTATGTATTCCACCCACGCCTTCTCCGTTATCTGCATTTCCAAATTCCTCCGTCAAGATAGCATCTCCTTTTGCTCTCTGCTCCTGTGCCCTGATTCGCCGGATATCCGCCTGATCAAAACCAATCATTTCAAGGAAAATATCTGTCTGTGCAAATCCTTGTCGTGCTGTCGCAATTTTGAGTGCTGCATCTGTAGTAGATGCCACGCTTGGCATTGCCGGATTCTTAAAATGTGCAATCAGCTCATGTGTTTCTTCCGGAAGCTCATCCGGAATCGTTCCAAGTTCAATTGCAAGTGCCATCCGTCCAATCCGATACAATGCATCACCATTTGATTTATTCAACTGTTCTGCCATAAGGATCAAGGTCTGTGACTGTGCAATAATTGCTTCACTGGAAGTCGGATTTGCATCATTTATCACACCAACATCCGTAACTGCCAATCCTGTTGCCGCTGAATACTGTGTAGCAAGCATCCGGAGCATCTGAACATGTGGTTCAATATTTCCCTGCGAAAGTTGCCCGAAATTCGGCTTTTCCCCAGTCTCCGGATTATTGGTACTGTAGAGAATACTTCCAACATACTGTTTGAATTTATTATCAATCAGCATATCATATTGTTCATCTGACACCCCGAGCAGATATTTCTGTGGAGAAGTGGCAAATTCCAGTCCAATCGTTGCATTTGCGACTGTTCTTACATATCCCTGGATTAGTCTGCGGACCGGCTCTTTTAGCCTTGACTGACCAAATGGTTTATCGTTTGTTGCGTCCCAGATCAGAGCCACCATAAGGGGCTCTCCGAAATCATGGGGATTCTGCGTAGCGTACCATGTACCTCCAATTCGATCCAACTCCCAGATATCTGTGTCTGTATAGAAATTTACATGTTCCGGAGACCATGTAACATCCGACTCGTCTCTTCGCGCATCTTCAAAGGCAAATCCATATCGGATGCGTCCTTCGTGTGCATTCCACGAAGCTGCAGCACAATGCGGAGAGTAAAACCGTACTCTTGCATCATCTTCCTCTCCGGATACCGCCGCAAATGCACAACCGTATTTCAGTTCTTCTTTGACCGCTTTATTGTATTCCGCTATCAAATGATTCCTTTTCATAATCTGATCCATATCTTCTGACTTCGTTCCATTTTCTGTAACAAACCCATCAAACATCGATCTTCCCGCAAGTACATCAACGGTTTTTGCTCCCCAGGCACATCCAATCTCAAGTTTTCCAAGACCTGCTGGCAATGCAATCCCAAGATTCACTTCATTCAGAGTGACTTTTCCGTTATAATAACGACGCTTTTTCCTATTCGCACTTCTGTGATAATCATATATGTATTTCAATTCTTGAAGCCACTGTTGTTCTTCCGGTGGTAATCCTTCTACTCTTCCAAAATTTAACTCCATTATCCTATCCTCATCTTTCTGTTCGGATTTCGTTTCGATGTTCTGCATCCCCAAAGTGCAAGTGCTGCTGCTTCAATCGGGATCGAGTTTTCTCCACCAAATCCCCAGCCACCGGAAATCGGTCTTTTTACAGACGTAATTGCCGACTCATTCAGTATTTCTTGGTATTTATACCATGTTACAGTCTGTTCATTGATTTCCTGTGATAGCTGACTCGCCGCTGCTATCACTTCTTTTGCTGCCGGTCGAACAATTGACTGCTTATATTTCCACACCGGTGTTATCTTCTCTATCAAGAAGTCAACTCCATTTCTTCCATCGATCACCACACAGCTCGCCATCTTATATCTCTGATTCAACCAGTCTGCAAGCCACTGGATTCCTCTGTCAGTTGCTTTTAGCTCGATCAGCGAAATTCTCGCTTCCCCTACCTCCGGACAAACAGCTCCGCATAATGCTACCGCCGAACCATCAGAAGAAAACTTTACGCCATAAGCAGTTTTCCCTTCCGGCTTTTCTTTTTCTGAAGCACACGCTTCCCATTTCTTCTTATCAATTGCGTAATCCTGATCATTATTGATTGGCGACCACCAGCCAAGACGCTCTCTTGCAAATGTGTCCGCATCCATCTGCTCACACTCTGCAGCTATGGTTGTTTCTGTCATTCTGCGCCCTAATGCCGGATTGCACTCCGCCCATCTCCGACGATCAGTAACATCTCCAATCTCTTTCACGGAATATTCTGTCCAGGCCGTGGATTTGCTCTCGCCTTCTGTTGCCCGTTTTCTGATTTTCCGAAATACTGTACCTGTGCAATTCTCATCCGGTGGTGTTCCCAAATAAATCGTCTGTGGATTTCTGGATGCTGATATTGCCGGCAGGAATGAAGCCTGTTGTTCGCTTGTAAGTTCCTGTGCCTCATCGAACACAAGACAATCACCGTGCAGTCCTCGACCTCCATTCCTGGTTCTGGCAACAAATACTACTCTTCCACCATTTTTTAGAATAATCTGTTCTCTTCCGAGTGCCGCCTTAATTTCTTTTACATACTTACGGAGTCCTCTGCTTTCAAACAAGCCGCGCAATTCCATAAAAGTTTCTGTTGCAGTTTTCTGCAGATGAGCTGTGTATATAACCCATTCTGCATACAGGATCATTCCGGATGCAATCCGCCCGGAAGTATCCAGTGTTTTCCCGTTCTGTCTTGGAACAGATAAGCCACATGTCGGCGCTGACCAAACATCATCCTCTGTACGCCCCATCCAATCATTCAGCACTTCACTCTGCCACGGATCCACAATCAGTTTCCCGACCGCAAGCACTTTTACCGCATCAGGGCCATCCGTATAAGCATAATACGGAACAATTCTATCGGACGGTGTCTGGCTTCCCATCAGCTTTTCGTGCCGACAGGATTTCTCCGATTTCGTCATCGTCTTTCTCCATTCCTTTTATTTCTTCAATTTCTTTGATTGTTTCTCTGTATTGCCTGGAGAGCTGTGGCATTGTCTTTGGACCATCAACAACATCTTTCGCGCATATATCAATCTGTTTTGCGAGAATCAGTGCTAAATTTTCCAAGCGTTCCAAGCGGCTTCCCTCGCTTGTTACAGTTGCCATTTTCTTAGCTCTTCCCATCTAAATTCACCTTTCAAAAATTTTCCTGTGTGTAAATCGGCGCTGGACGGCGGTGGTCGCCTTCGGCGCCTGGCGGGGATCCCTCCCCACCCCTGTTTTCTTTACCAGTTTCCATCCAGAATGTTCGCTTTTTGTGTCTTTTGTCTCTGCTCCAGTTCTTGCAATGTTTTATTGCTTTTCATTGCATTGCAACAGTAGTGCGCCGCCTGAAGGTTGTTCCAGTCCTGTGCTGCTGCCTCCCTGGAACTATAACCAAACTCTCGCCATCTGGACACTGGTCTGATCTCATCAATCACAAAGGATAGCGGATGCTTGCTGTCACTCGGCTCATCATAATGGATTGGTCCCATCCTGCCCCTGCAGATCCCGCACTCTGCACCGATTGCTTTTAGTCTTGCCCTGTGCTTTCTTCGAAGGTTTCCATTTGCACTCCTGGGGTTTCCTGCTGCCATTGTCGTCACCTCTGTTCTAGTTTATTTCATGGACCATGTAGGAATCGAACCTACGACATTTCGCTTATGAGGCGAATGTTCTACCACTGAACTAATGGTCCAAGATTTTGGGTATTAGAAAAGCACCCCGGAGGGTGCTTAAAATAGGTTTCACTTTATTCACATTTATTTCACTACACTTGGCTGTAAAACTAGCGGCATTTGCCCAAAAGAAGATGTTATTTGTGCGATTAATAGCGATATTCTTGACATTAAATTACTAGTTACAAATTCACCGTTTTTTCTAAACTCCTCTGCCATATTTATTTCATGCCATTTATATTCATTTTTTTTGGCCGGATCAAACTGTAAAATAGCTCCAAAAGTAACTGTTAAATCAAAGAATTCATTATGATCAAAATGTAAAGCTCTCGTAACTGTCACTCTTACACTTGCATTTCCATCTACATCTGCCTTAATATTATCAATACAATTCAAAGAGTGTTCTTCTCCTTCTATCGCCTTCTCAGTCCTATTATAAGAAATACTCTGCAAATAAAATTCATGCTCTGGCAAAAAATACTCTGATAAATTTTCAATCATTTACTTCACTCTCTCCTCTTGTTTATATTGCATATTCACATTTGTTGCTTTATTAAAAAATGGAATAATTTTTGATTCATTTTCTATTGGAATATTTTTCCCTCTATTATATAATCCCTTTGTTTCTAACATACTTGATAATATTTTAATCGTCTTTTCCAACTGGATATTTGTTTCCGAATACTCTGTTAAATATTCTTGAATTGCTTTCTCAACTGTAGCATTTAAGGAATCTCCATTTGCATATGCTTTCAACGCTAATTTTTTATGCAATTCTGGATTTATTCGAACATTAAATACCCCTCTATATTCTTTGTCCGGATTTTTCCCAACCTCTTCACAAAACTCTAAATAGTCATCCACTGCATCATGAAATTCTTTTTCAATTTTTAAGCCATCTCTACTTTCAAAATTGACCAAATCATTTATACCTTCAATTTTTCCACGCAGTGTATATGTTTCCGTATCAAACTCTATTTTCGCATGATACCCCTTGTATTCAAGCACATTGTTTTTCATTACACCTCACCCAATTCTTTTAAAAATCCAACCAAATCTTTTACTGCTCCAGCATCCATTTCATCTTCTGGATGTGGTTTATGTAATAATATTACTTTTTTATCACTTTCCCGATAAAATCGTACCCTTGACCCGGATGTCTTCCCCTTATTAAATTCTTTAAATCCCAGTTTGCTAAGTAAATATCTTGCCTCAGTATAAGTATAGTCTTTAGGCTTTGATAATATTCTTTCTTTCGCTTTATCCAGTTTACTCATTATTTTAGGCTCTCACCTCTTTTGCAACTATTTTGTAGTTACATTATATGTTTTTATTTTGAATATGTCAATCATATTCTTTTCATTTAAACATCTAATAGCAATATTCTATAACGTTATACAAAAAGGACACCCAATTCTATCAGGTGCCTTTCAAGTTCTATATACGGAAGGACGAGCCGCAGGAATTCAGCCTTTGGCTCAAGTATTATTATATATGTGATTCATGTGATTTGTGTGAAAGTTGAAGATATCTGTCGATTTTCTTACTTATCGTACTTCTCTCAAGATGAATCATCTTCGCTACCTCTGTCTGATTCACTGCATTGACACCATCAATATAATACATCCTGAAGATGTTGTGTAGCTGCGCATCTTTGATTCCTTCAACATAATGCTCCACCTCTTCACATTCCTTCTCAAGACGCTCTTTTCTCTTCAGATCACGTTCTTGTAACCGCTCATATTTTTCTTGGTCAAAACCAACTATGCTCTGCGGCATTGGATATCCCTTACTGTAATCTAAGATCACATCATTTCCCAACATGGTTTCTGATTGCCACCTGTTATTAAGAATATAGTCCAAGGATAATATCTCTGTCTTATTATTCCGGTATGCTTCCAGTCTCTCCTTCGTCATTGTCTCCAACGGTATCACTCCCTATCTTGTATTTTCTGGCTATATATCCAGTAACATCTCCATGCCACAACTGCTGCCCCTGTGCTTCGATCAACTTTCCTGCCTGGTATGCTGGTCGATGAAACTTCTCGCTTGCCTTCCGATCCGGCGGATGTTCTGCCATATCAGCATAATGTTCTTTTTGGTTCTGCTGGATTTCCGCAGGACTCCAGCGTGTGTCTGTACTTCTTTTCACTGTTCATCACTCCAATCCAATCTCTGACCGCACCAACCGCAATATTTTCCATAAGGCTTGTCTATTCCTCTAACTGTTTCACCGCAAACCGGACAATCTGCTCTATTGGTTGGTGTATATGTTACAGGCCTCTTCGGAATCTGTTTCTTCATAGCAGCTACCGCTATTTTCTTCATTTCTTCACCTCTTCTCCTTAAAAATGCGTAAAAAAATACCAACCACCGAATATTGATGGTTGGTAAATATTTACAGTTATCTGCCTCGATTTCCTAAATGGTGCTCTAACCAGTAACTCCTATATCTTTCTATTTGCTTTGTCAGCTCTTTTATATCGTCTTCGCTAAAATTGAATTTGGCAAACTCTTCTTTTGCATGAACATTACTCTTCGTCTCTGCACCACTTGCTTCGCTCGATAATTTATGGAATATTATCCACGCTTCTTCATCTGTCACATCGTTTTTTATGCTTTCCTCAAACGCTTTATATTTTGATTCCAATAATAAGCTTTTTCCGTTGCATTCTGTACACACATTGGTTCCAAACGCATAGTATTTCCCGTTGATATAATAAATAAATGGATACTGTCCAAAAAGTTTATTAATATAATCCATGACTCTCTCCTTATCTCATCCAGTTTGCTTTCCATCCGTGTAATTCTGCCATCTTCCCGAATTCTTCTTTCCGCTCAATCGGGATTACAGGCGTGTAGTCAGTTACACCTACATAGCATTCATCCGCATCATAGTTAATGGTAACTCCGGTTACCTCATAATCTCCTGGATCTTTCCAAATCGGGTCCTCGATAGTATCACCGACGTGTGGAATTACATTGGATTCATAGGTCTTACTCCAATTATAAGGAAAATTGTCACTCCCATTAAACACGACCATCTGGCTAATAATTACTTTCATTGGCATTTCCTCCCGTACATTTAATTTATACGGAAATTATACCATTCCAACCATCAATATTCAATTGTCAAGGTGCTGTTATTTAAGCAAACCTTAATTGTTCTTCTGTATCATCAATGTTCATGTTCGGCATTCTCTCACCGACTTTCAGATACGGACAGTTTGCTTCTACAAGCTTTTCTGCCATGATTGGCACAACACTGTTCCCGATTCTTGCGACTTGCTTTGCAATCGGATATTTCTTCCAGTTGTAATCCCTTTCGATAATGTAATCCTTTGGGAATCCTTGCATCAGCTTTAATTCTTCCGGTTTCAGCATCCTCAAAAAGATATCAGATATGATGTATTTCTCGCCCTTGATATCCAGGATTACATTCACCAGTCCAAAACGGTCTTTCGTTGTGATCGTATCAAGCGGTCTATCCAGTGTCTGTCCGCACCCACCGCCGTAATACTTAATCAGAAATGTTGATACCAATCCGAAATGCCCCGGAGATGTCGTAATTGTATGTAATGGTTCATCACAGCCCTGTCCAATCCCCGTCTTGTAATACTTCGTGATAAATGCTGTCACAAGTCCATATCTATTCGATGTATCAATCGTCTTGATCGGTTCTGTCAAAAGCTGTCCTCTTGAATCACCGGCTCTCGTCTCTCCGTGATACTGGATGATGTATGCCAATGCTTCTCCGTTTCTCACGATATAAGGAGACTCAGCATCGATAACGTATTTCTTGATGCCGTTTGCAATTCTCTTCTGTGTAGCTTCTGCAAGTGGCTTCTTGCGGTCAAATATCGAACTGCCAAGATCTGACCAGTCAATGTAATCTCCACAAGGTTTCCACTTCTTAAAGCCAATGCCGTCAGCACTGTGAGTTTGCTCTGGCCATCTGATTTCCCGTCCATCTCTACGGAATACTGCATACCATCTCTTTCTTGTGGTTGGTGCTCCGTAGTCCGCAGCTATCAATTCTCTACTACCGAAACGGTACCCGAGGCTCTTCATTGCTGTAATGAATTTTTTATAATCCTCACCTTTTTTCTCCGGTATCGGATAACCTTTTTCGTCCAACGGACCCCACTGTTGTATTTCTTCCACATTTTCCATCAGCACCACATCTGGAAGAATCTCCTTTGCGTGTTTGTATACCGCCCACGGAAGAATCCGAAGTCCTTTTTCTCTTGGCTTACCGCCCTTTGCTTTGGAATGGCTTGTACAATCTGGACTCGCCCACATAAGAGCCACATGCCGTCCTTTTACATACTTCTTCAAGTTAACCTTAAAAATATCCTCGGTCAGATGAAGTGTGTTCGGGTGGTTGGTCTTATGCATCAATATAGCGTCTGGATCATGGTTGATTGCTATGTCTACCGGTCTGCCGAGTGCCATCTCGATTCCAACTGATGCACCCCCTCCACCAGCAAAGCAATCTACGATTAAATCTTTCATCATTTCACCTCATTCGCAAGCTGGAATCCCATTCTTGCCACATTCTTCAAGTTGTCCTTAATTAATGCTTTGTTTGGACTTCTGTGTGTATCAAGGAACTCCCACAACTCTTGTCCTTCAGTCGGTTCATTTGCAATGTAATCAGCCGTGTACTCATACTCAGCTTTTGCGACTTTCAAACACTGAATCATGTAATCTATCTTTTCTCCTGTGTTCATCATTGCTTCACCATCCATCTTTTCTCACATAACGCAAAGTAATCACCCACATGCTCCGAGCAGTACTTTGCAAGTATCTCTTTTATTTCATCGTTCAGGTTGATTCCATCCTGAAGCGCTTCTGAGCGAACGGTTAAGCCATCACCGCCATCAATAATTCGACAATATAACTTGCTTTCCACCTCAACTTCTTTCTTCTCATGATCTTTCTTCCACCGCTTGAGGATTTCAAGCACTTCTTCTGTTTTATCTCTTCGGAAGCTTTGACACGTCATTTTTCCTTTTGCTTCACTAATAGGACATCCACCACATAATTCGTTTTCACAACAAATTTCACTTAAAATCTTAGTTGCTTCTTCTGCTGTCAGTTCTTCATCTGCCAATCCTTCAAGCATTCCATCTGTCCAACAACATCCATATTCAACAATGCGATAGTAACCACGCGAGAAAACCTCATTAAGTACTTTACTTTCATCAATTCCATTTTCAGTAAACAAACTCCGAAGAGAATTAATATGATTTTGATTAATCTTTATATTGCTGCTTGTACTCTTCCCATCTTTCTGATCAGACTTGTCTTGATTCTTCTGCTTTTCATATTCATCAGAATCAGGATCTTTCACATCATCCAAAAGAAACAAGCCATTCAATGCGTATTTTCTTGCATAGCTGGATACCGATCCAGTAATCTGCGCTTCATCCATTCCTTTCTTTTCCTCTGATTCTCTCGCATAAGCAGTTACAGAAATCTCCTCATCTGATTCGCAATCAACCAAAGTTGCTGTGGCTTTTATATACACCTTCCCAACAACTTCCACAATTTCGTCTTTCAGCGTCAGAAAGACCTTTAAATCCTTTTCATATTTCTTGAATTCAGCAAGAATCGTCTCCGCATTTCGATAATAGAATTTACCAAATTTATTATATTGATCTTTGGGGACTTTCATATCCTGCTGCAGTTTGGATAACTTTTCTCCAATCTCCATCAAACATCCTTCCTTTCGAAATAAACACCAAAGCTTGTCATTGCCTGTTCAATATCTTTAAGTTCCTCTTCTGTAGCAACAACGGTGTAAATTACCTTCTTAGACTCTTCACTGCTCAAGAATCTTGCCTGTTCCTCATCTACTTCTTTCAGCTTTTCAACAGTTTCTTTCTCCGCTTTTCTTTTGATTTCCTCTTCTTCGAGGATTCTTCTACGTTCTTCAAGACGGATGCGTTCTCTTTCAGCTTCCAATTCTCTTTCTCTTCTGGCAGCTTCTTCTGCTTCTTTTCTCTTAAGGATCTCTGCTTTCTGAATTTCGTAATCACTAAGATACTTAATTGCTGATGCAAGGTTGTTGTTCTCCATGTAGAAGTTGAGAGCAGTTTCTTCTTTTTCTGATCTCATGGCTTTGATAGCATTGATATCAGCATTTGTAGTTGCAACTCTGCTAGTAAGTTCTTCTCTAATGTCTTTCATTTTTGTGCCGGCATTCGTCCACTTCTTTCCGTAGATACGCTCCAATGGAATGTAATCCTGTAATTCACCCGGTACAATTTCTTCATAAGCAAGCAAGATCTCTTCTTTACGTTCATTGATACGCTTCTCTTCGAATTCTTTTACCTTGTAATCAATTAGTGTGATTGTCTTATCAATTTTTGGAAGTATAGGTACTTTTTTTACATTGATGCATACGTTACTTATTAATCGAAAACGGATCCATATGAAAATATGCGGACATATATTTGGCGATACAAAAATGTTAATTATCTATGCCTCATTTGAAAATATGTCCAGACTTCCAATCTCCATTACGGATGTTTGCGTTAAAATAGACGATATTCTATATCCTTGTGTTCAACCTCCAATTGTTGCTTACGAGGAAACTAAAAAGGTGAAAGGCGTTGTTGTCTCTCATAGAGAACAGATGTCACTTTCCATGCCAATTAATCTCTCTTCACTTGGTGGTTCTTCCGGTTATATTTGCTTTGAATTTCCTCCAAACGCTTTTCTATCAGATTCCACTGAATTGAATTTCTTAGTCTTTTCCAATCGTGGCAAGGTACTTGAAAAGAAACTTCCACTAGGCCATCCTTTTCATTAATGTATTTCTTTTCGATTTCTACTACTTTACCTATCAGGCTATCATCTTCTTTTGATAGTCTTTTTTTCTTCATCTTTCCGCACCCCACTTTCTTCTCTGACTCACCTGGTTCTGTTACAAATACATTTGAAAATATTTTTATGTTATCAAAAGATTTTTTCATAAAATGCGAAAATATTTTCGCAACATTTTGTATAACAAACATTTGTTTTGCACTCTATCTAGTATTTTTGTATTGACACATCATAATATTAGTAGTAGCCTTTTTATAGAAGCTTCAAAATTCTAATGAAAGGGAGGTGACAATATGAGACGCTACAACCCTCCATTTAATGGAAACCGCTATGTATTAAACAAAGCAACTGGAGAAATCCACGATCTGGATAACGAAACATCTCTCTGTCAAATCAATGAAATGAATCCAGACCATGTATCGAACTGTGTATCTTATGAAGATGCCAAGTTCCGTGCTGCTTTCTTTTCACCACATGGCGGAAATGGTTGCTACTACTGTTTACGATCAAAAGATAACGGATAACCCGATTGAGCTATGGACTTCAATGTTTGTAGCTCTTTTTCTGGCATTTCTTCCCTCAGAAGCTCCGTAAGCCTTTCGGTTGTTTTGCATTCCGAAACCATGTCAAATACCAGTTCTGAAAACTTCTGTTCGTCTGTGACCATCTTTAATGCATCGAACTTTTTCACATCTCTCACTCTCCTTTCTCAATTCCAAATAAATAATTAGGATCTACTCCCAACGCTCCTGCAATCCGAACGATATCGCATGCTTTGATAATCTTTCTTCCAGAAATCATGTCGCTAAGCATCTGTGCTGTACAACCAGCCTTTTGAGCAACAAATGCTTTCTTTAATCCTTTTTCATTTATGATTCGTTCGATATTCTCAGCTATCGGCGCATTATATTCCGAAATTCTCATTTCCTTTTCTCCTTTCTTTTTGTTCTCTTTTAATGATAAGTGTCATCTGAACTTCCATTGCTTTTTCACTCCTTATCTCCTATACTCTAAACAGGCACTGCCATGCCAAATATAAATTAAGGAGGCGATATTATATGAATTCCGACTGGCACGCCCAACTAATGGTTGACGAAATCAATAAGCAAAGCGAGCGCGATAACTTATTGAAGGAAACTCATAATATGCTTTTGGAAATGCAAGCGGATTCTAAAGAAGAATCCCAGATAGAAACAAAACGTTTTATCGTCCAGACAATTCTTTCTGTAGCTTCTCTAATTGCCGCTGTAGTTGCTGCTGTTGCCGCCATAATTGCTTTGCTGTAATAACTATGGATATTTGGTTGATAGCCGTCAGTATGGCGGCTACTGCAACCGCTATTACCGATATCTTTTCTATCATCTTTTCACCTCACTTCATCAGTACCCCTCACGCCACCTGCTCAATCACCGGAATATAGCCTTGCTTTTTCAATTCTTCATATAAGAAAAGTCTGCCTTTCTGCGTCCATTCTGTCTGCATTGTCACATCCGGTCTACCATCAGTTCTTGTGATATCAATCGTCCGGCTATGTACATACCCATTGTTCTGGTACTTGGAATACAGCACCCACTGACCGCCGACTTTGTATTGAATCTTCAAGTCCTTGAGAATCTGATTCATTTTTCTTCCGCTAAGTCCGTAGTCCTTTGCGATCTGTGTGATTGTTACCAGTGACTTCGATTGAAGAATCTTATCAACATAATTTGCTTTAGGCTGTAGCTCCGTGATAATCTGCTGTTGCTCAACCACCTGTTCTCCGAGAAACTTACATCTGTCTTTTAGAGAATTAATTGAGCGATTCGCCATCATCAACGCTCTAGCCATAATCTGCTCTGGTGTATTCCAGGCTTTCTCAAGATCAATGAAGTATTGTCTGCATTGCATCCCTTTTTCAGTTCTGCTCATTAGGCAAATATGCTTCGCCATCTCTGTAGAAATATTGAAGTCTTGGATTTTCCTTGTTGCTCCATTGTTTACAACCGTACCTGAAAGTACACTTGTATAATCCTGTCCTTCAACAAATCCTTTACTGTTCGTCTCAAACCATACAGAGAATCGTTTGCTAATTTCCAGTTTTTCATGTAAATCTCTTGCCGATACTGTCGGCTGTTCTGTTTCATAATTGATTTTTAGTAATTCGTTCATTTCTGTGATTCCTCTCTAAAGTGTCATTTAATTCAACTTTTCATTTAAAAAAATTTTGTCTCTATCTGACCTTGAAAGTTTTAGCGTCTTTGTTAATCCAACGATTTCAGAAGCTGTAAACTCTCCACCTTTTAAACGATTGTAGAATGTTTCTCTAAGAATACCGCTTTTTTCGCAAATGGCTTTGACTGTCATTCCGCTATCAGCAATTCTTTCTTTTAAAAGTTTGATGTCTGCCAAGGCAACTCCCCTCCTTTCTGGTTGAACTTTATTCAACATCATCAATATACCACAGGGTTGAATGTGTGTCAACCATTTTTACAAAAATGTTGAATATTTTTCAATCTTGTGATATATTGAAATCAAGGAGGTACGCAAAATGCTTCAATTATATAAAAACATAAAAAAGAGAAGATTAGAATTGCAATTAACGCAGACTGATTTAGCAACTAAGCTGGGTTATGCTGATAAAAGTATGATTGCAAAAATAGAAAAAGGGTTAGTAGACTTGCCTCAGTCAAAGATACTTGCTTTTGCTGATGTGCTACAGACATCCCCTAGTGATTTAATGGGTTGGGAACAGATAGACACAAATTTCTCCGGAAAAGAAGCTCCGAAAGAAATCTATGATAAATTCAAGAGCAACGTATCTAAATTTCACGGAGAGCATAAAGAACTTCTTGACATATACGGAAAACTCTCTTCTCCGAATCAGAAAAGAGTTCTTACCTATTCAAAAAATTTGCTCATGAACCAGCAAATGGAAGAAGAGTTAGCCGTCCAGGCAGCTCATGAACGTACCGATATAGAAGTAACGGATGAGATGAGGCAACATGATGATGACATCATGGATGACGAAAACTTCTAATCTCCATAGTCCACTTTTATAGGACAGATTGCTTAGTACAATTATAATGGAGGTGTTGTAAGTGAATTCTTATGAAATACTTTTAGACGAAGCTCGCAATATTGGATTAGTTGTAAAGGAAAAGCCACTGCAAAGTGGAGATGGAAGAATAAAAGGAAACAAAATTGCTATCCGGCATGATATTAAGACATCACGACAGAAAGCCAATGTTCTTGCTGAAGAACTTGGACACTACTATACTTCCACAGGTGATATTCGAGATCAGTCCAAACTGGAGAACCGGAAACAGGAACGTCAAGCCCGATTACATGGCTATAACCGCCTGATCGGACTTGTTGGAATTATCCACGCATTCAATGCTGGATGTCAAAATAAATATGAAATTGCAGACTTTCTGGATGTTACAGAAGAATATCTAGAAGAATGTATCAGCTGCTACCGTGATAAGTATGGAGTATATACTACCGTTGATAACTATATTATATACTTCATTCCGAATCTGGTAGTAGTTGAAATGATGTGATATAACCTCACAAGGGATTATATATACGAGCAGTGGTGGCTCGTAAGGAACAGGCTCTCAATAGAAAGGAAAAACTTATGAAAAAGAAACTTGTAGCAATGTTGTTGGTTGGTGCTATGGCATTATCGTCTACTGCTTGCGGTAGCACTCCGAAGAATGAAGGAAAAAGTGCAACTTCTACAGACCAATCGTCTGATGATGGAGAGGAATTGAAAGCTGAAAAGAACTTACTTAGCGTTGAAGTTACACTTCCGGCCTCACTTGTCAAAGACGGTGAAGCTGAACTGGATGAAGAAGCTAAGGAAGCTGGTGTTAAAGAAATCACTAAAAACGAAGATGGTTCTATCACCATGAAAATGACAAAGGAAGCCCATAAAGACTTGGGCATAATGACAGCAGAGTTACAAAAGAAATTTATCTCCACGTCACAAAGAAATTAGAAAATAAGCGAAACGAACAGCTAAGGGAGTTAAAAATTTTATAGTTTGCCCCATTTGTGCCCCATAAACACAATAAAAAATCTCTAAACCCCTTGTAAACACTGGATTTACAAGGAATTCAGAGATTAAGTTCGATGCCGCTGGCCGGACTCGAACCGGCACGGCTACTAACCGCTTGATTTTGAGTCAAGTGCGTCTGCCAATTCCGCCA